CACAAACATCGCTGTTATCCCGTTTCATGGAAACGTTCAAACTCATATACCGTTTAATACAAATGATGCCGGAACTTATCACTCCGATGCCGTGGATGACGTCCGCGATGCTTGCTGCACTTAACCTTGTGCGGCGAATGTTGAAAACCGCGGCGATCCTCGTAATCGCTGCCCACCTGATGTCTAAGGTCGTCTCCCACCAGCAGGGGACGAACGACCTGATGATGAAGATTCGGTTTTGGTTGTCCGCGTATGCCAGATGGAGCGCCCATGCTCTGTTTGACCCGGACGTCCTTCGTGGCGCCTTCCGCACCACTCCCTTTGTCGAAACTCGCATGATCGATGGCCATACACATCCCGATTCAGCGCAGTCTAGAAATACCGCAAGCGCCACCGCTGAGGCTATCGCCCGCACCGCTCGACTGACTCCCTTTATGTCGCAGCGAGCTCGTGCAGATGAGCGACACTCACGCGGCGGCAATCGCATGTGGTACTGGGACAAGGACATGACCACCACACCCACCTACGCCATACCCCCACCAGACGCTCTCGATATCCACATCGACTCCGACTACTACGTCGACGTTCCGGCGCTCCTTGCAGCCCGACCGCGCAATGTCCTCCTCTACACATTCCAACCCGACGCTGCCGCCGCAGTGCGCGGTGACTATTCGTACACCTTCGATGCCAATTCCGAAGTCCAGTACTACGTCAACGGAGGTGCCACCTACCAGCACCCTGTTTGGAATTACGGAGTCGAGACAGTCAGAGCCACGAGCTATTGGATGGGCATCATCCCCCACAGCGTAATCGTGTACCTCGTCGAACGCCGACGAGTCAGCCCCGACCACTATCTCGTCGCCCTCGCCCCCGTGTCCCAATGGGTTGGCTTGCATGCGACAGTCGCCCACTTCTTCTCATCCACCGGCCTACAACGCCTTTCTCTCCATGACCAGGGCTTCACTCGCCTGCACCTCCTAGGTGACAGCGACAGTGGAGCAAACGCCATCTCGACCGCCCGCTCCGGCGAGTTCCTGGTGGCAACCATACCTGCTGCGAGCGACAACGCAATCGCTACCGCCGTCCGTGTATCCAAACACGACCTTACCGCCCCCTCAGTTGAAGCACACATCAATCCGCACCCCACGACTCCTGAGCAAGCCGTCGCAAACAAACAACAAGGCCTTCTCCTTACCGAGTATCACCGCCTGCGTAGTGGCTTCAAAGCCCCCTTCGTCTTTCCCGTCGCTGACGCCGTGCGCCGATACCAATTCGGATCGTACGACGCCGACGCTCGTTCATCAATGGACGCGTACATGAGCCCGATGCTCCACAATGCATTCGCGCCAGACGCAACCAAAGATAATGAGCAACGTGCCGTGGACAAGCGCATCATCGCGCCTCGCACCGACCCTGCCCCACCCTCAGACATATCACCGTTTCTCCACAATGTGATTGATGAGTTCGCAAGGTTCGTTGTGCCTGTCCCCGGCATAGTGATCCCAAAATCTCTCGACGAAATACGCGACCAACTCGACCGCCCCACACAACGCCACCAAATGGAAGAGGCTGAGGGCTTGATCCCTCACCTCATCCGCCGCGTCAAATCTTTCCTCAAGAAAGAAGCCTACCCCAAACTCGCCGACCCGCGCGTCATATCGACCATCAACCCCGCCGACAAACGTGACTACTCCACACTTACTCTCGCCCTTGCGAACCACATGAAATCCTTCGCGTGGTACGCTTTCGGGAAAACTCCTCTCGAAATCGCACATACCGTAACCGACGTCTGCAAAGATGCGGACTCCGTGGCCAACACGGACCACGGTAAGTACGATGGGCACATCAACCACGTCCAACGCGCCGTCGAAGACGCGGTCCTGCACCGCGCTTTCCCCCCAGGCCACCACCCCCTTGCCGACGACCTGCACTCGTCGCAGCAACATTTGCGCGGCACCACCACACTCGGTGTCAAATATCAACAAGAATTCGAGCGCCTCTCCGGCTCGCCCGAGACATCCATCTTCAACACCGTGGACAATGCATTCACGGTGTACCTCGCGTTTCGCATGACCCGCAAAGCGAACGGCGAGTACAACAGCCCGGAAGAAGCGTGGGCACTCATGTGCCGCTGCCTCTTCGGTGGCGACGACGGCCTCGCGCGCAACCTCAACCGCGACGCCATGCTCCGCGCTGCCCGATCAACCGGCTTGTCAACTGAAGTGGAAATCATCCCCCGCGGATCCCCCGGTGTCAAATTCCTCTCCCGCCTTTATGGCCCCGCCGTCTGGTACGGCGACCCCAACTCAATGTGCGATCTCGAGCGCGCTCTCGGAAAATTTCACGTTTCTCCGCCCATGGCGGAAAACGCCTCACATGCGCAGAAATTGAAAGAGAAGTGCCTCGGATACGTGATGACCGACCACGACACACCCATCGTGTCCAGCCTGTGCGCCAAAGCTCTCCAGATGTATTCCGAAGTCGTCGTTACCGACGTCACATCTGCTGCCCGCACCTGGTGGTCCCGTTATGATATTTCCGTCCAGTACCCCAACACCGCTGCGGACTGGATGGACCACATCGCGTACGAGATCTTACGATTAGACAAGCGCCTCTTTGCTGAGTGGATCGAAAACACAACCACGTGTCTAGACCCACCACTCCTGCGTGAGCCCCAGCGCCCCGCACCAGCATCTGCGCCCGTCACGATCGAAGACGAGATCATCCGCCCTCCCCCGCTCCTCGTGCGCCAAACCGCCACACCGCCACCGCCCATACCACCCAGGCCACGCCCTCCTCCCCGCCCTCCTTCAACCGCAACCACCGCTACATCCGGGTCCTCTGCCACTGAAAGCACCACCCGACGTCAAACCCGCTCGCGCGACCGCGCTACCCAGTACCGCAAGCAGTCCCGCCCCGTTAACCCGGGCCGCCCCGCGCCGAGCCAATGACGGTGAAGCGGGATCACCGACTCATTTTAAACAATCGCAATCATCAACCAACAGCTCAATTTTCTCTTTCGTTCAACAAAATTTGCCTATCAAGAAAAGATCAAACATGGTTTTCATCGGCCCTCTTCTTCCCGGACAACGACGCGGACGCCGCGGTCCCAGACCCGCCCGTTCGCGCCGCGGAAAACAACAGCAACAGCAACCCAACCCCACCGCTACCCTCGCCCGAATCGAGCGACTCGTTGCGCAGCCAAGCTTCAACGCTGCCAACTACGTTGCGCCTCGCAATAGGCGTACTCGTGGTCCTCGTAATCCTGGCATGCGAGCTGGTGGTGGTCCCTCAATCCCACTGCCTGTTGTCCATAGAATTTGCTCCATCTATGACCCCTTCTGCGCCCATGCCGCAGGAGCTCGTTATCCGAGCCAATTCTCCGCAAACACTCTCACTTACCAGTCCCGTTCCATCATCACCGCCACCTCCTCCGGCGCCGGAAACCTCTTCTTCGCCTGGAGCCCCGATGTGAATCTCAACAACTACATGGCTTTCGCCGGTGCGCCCGGCGGAGCCACACCGGCCTCTCTCACTGCCGCCGACGCCACGAACTTTGCCGCCTGGTCTGCCCTCTGCCGCAACATGCGCATCGTTTCCGCCGGCCTTCGCTACATCCCTAGCATGGCCTCCACTGTCGCACCATCCATCATGCAGGTTGGGAACATTCCTGACATCACCACGATGCTCAATCAGACAATGAACTACAACGACCTGTACACGTTCTTCTCCGACATGGAAATCGTGTCTGCCGCGGACCCGTACATCTACGTGCTCGCCCCGCGCAGTGAGAACGCGTTCGACCTCATCTCCCAAAGCTCAGCTTCATCCACCACGCGTTCCGGCAACTGGAACTGCTTTGTGCTCGCCATCTCCGCCGGAGCCGCGAGTGCCAACTACAACTTTGAGCTCATCGTCAACTACGAGGCCGAACCTCTCGGCCGCCCAGGCCTTGCCATCAACACCACTCAGGCTCCAGAACTAGCATCGTCGTCGCCCCAATCCAAACTGGTCCGCGCCGCCTCCGACACGCTCCGATCAGGCATCAACGGTTTCTTCCAAGGAACTGTGCAAGCCTTCGGCAAGTATGTGCGCCGCGCCGCTTTCAACGCAGCGGCTTCGGCCGTAGGAGGTGCGCTCGGCGGACCCAAAGGCGCAGCCATGGGACCACTCCTCATGAACGCCATCGACGTCGACTAGACACCATCTCCCGATCTCCATCCCAGAAAAACCAAAACATACAAGAAAAACCCCAATAACCCTAAACACTGAAAAACCAGATAAAAACCTAGATAAACCTAAATACTGAAAAATCAGACCCAGTGAGTTCGAACGCCGTGAAATCCGCTCATTTTAAGAGCATGCCTGCCACGAAAAATAGCAGAAGCGACTTCTCCTCCCATGGTGGGGGCCTATAGTCGATAAAC